AAATACAATAACTCTGTACTTTAAATAAAAAATTAAAAGCTGTTTAATTTTTATGTCCATCGCTATTGATTATAGCGTAGATAAGACTTTCTTCAACCAATTCTGGTGGTAATTGTAAATTTGCTTCTGCTACTAATTTAGACAATTCTTCTAATTTAGATTTAAATTTTTGTTTGAATTGATAGCTTTTAATTAAATTTTCTTTAGATAATTTAGTATGAGTTGGCAATTCTCTAAGATTGAACGCTTCAAATAATGGTTCTGTAATCGAAGCAATTATATTAACCATCTTTTTATAAAACCTATCTAAAGGCGATTTATAAGTTTGATGCTCTACTAATTGTTCCTTTTCTGAGACCTTATCTAACATATATTTTAGTAATAAAGCCTTTTCCGCGACTACGGAAGATCTATTTAAAAATTCGGGACCTCTAACATGCATCTTACCATAAGGGTTAAATAAACACCCACCACCTACATAAGGTGAACCGCAATATATACATTTATTAGGTTCGTCCATGTGTACATGGGTGTTGGTAGGTGAGAAAAGACACGGTCTACCATAGGTTGGAGATGCACAGTATATACAAGACATTTTATATATTTAATCTAAAGTTGTTCGAATTGTGATTTAATTTGAGAAGGTGGGGTTCCTATTCTTACATTAATAATTCCATTATAATAATCATCTCTTAATAATACGTTTTTATGTATTTGCTCTTTGATTTCTTCATAGGCTAATTCCCATTTAGAATTGCAGGTTTTTAATATTTTAAACTGAAAGTTATTTTTACCGTATTTTTCTATGTCTTCATTCAATTCTTTCGAAGAACTTGTATATTCCTTCCAAGAAGATTCTATCATTGATATTCTATTTCTTGTTTTTCCTTTTAAAGGTTTGCGCTTTAAACGTTTATAACACTGTTTTTTACCTATATACTTTTTATTTGTCTTTAAATTGATTATCTCATATATAAACCCAAAAGTTTCATCGTTTACAGAAACCCCTTCATTTAAAATCCAATGACCAGTATCCATTATAAATCGTTTCGGTGTAAAGGTCTACGTATGATGGGAAATTGAGATTCTTTAATCTTTCTTTTTTTCTTTTTTCTTTTTCTTTTTTTAGGTCCTAGTAAAGAAGGTTTACCAGCTATCGACATAGCTGCATATACGTTTGGATCAGTGGTGACATTACCAGGTCCGTCTCCAAAAACTCCACCAGGAAATGCTGCTCCATTGACATCTTCTAATAGTTGGTTTACTAATTGTTGAAATTTATTCATTATAATTTATAATTGTATTACTTACTTATGGACCTTTTACAAAATTTCACAAAAGAGTTACAACAAGATACTCATATCGATGAAATAAATCTTACACAAAAACAATTATCGTTACCCGCAATCAAACATAAATGGGTCGCGCGTCTTATAGATCAAAAACGTAAACTTAATGCTTTAAAAAGAAAAAAGAAAACAGTTCGAGCCGCGGTTATAGCTTCTTTAGAAAAAGATGGATTACCTCCTGGATTGCCTAAATCTGCTTTAGATAAAAAAATAGATAATTCAGATGCAATACAAAAAATAGACGAAGAAATGGAAGATATAGAAGTAGTTATAGAATATCTTGAAAAAACAGAAAATATTTTTCGAACGATGACCTATGATATTAAAAATATTATAGATATTAATCGTTTGGAAACCACGTAATGATTGAGCTTTCTATTGCACCTGGTAAAAACAAATTAGGGCAAATATCAGGAGATGACTATCAAGCACTGCATTTAGTGCGAGAAAATTTTTCTATAGCAAATCCTGCCTATCGCAGAAATTCTCCTTATATTCAAGCGAGATTATATTCGATTACACCTTCTGGAAAATTTGAACTTGGTTTGTTAGGTGGTATCATATCCTATCTAGAATTGAATCATTATGAATATAATGTGACTGAAGAATTGTTAAAAGAATATAAACCAGGATGTGATGAACCTTTTATTAAAACCCTTAATTTACAATATAGAGATTACCAAGAAGCTTCAATTATAGCAGCTTTAAAACAAGGAAGAGGTGTAACATTAATTCCAACCGCCGGTGGTAAAACTTTAATATGTGCTGGGTTGATTGAAAGTTTAAGAGAAAATATTAAAGACCCTTCTGCATTAACTTTAGTTATTGTGCCTACACTTCAGTTAGTAGAACAAACTGCAGAAGATTTTATTTCTTACGGTTTAACAAAAGTTACAAAATGGTCTGGAGATAATAAACCAAATTCAAATGCTAATATTATAGTTGCAGGTTCTCAAATTCTTTTAAGCGATAAAACGGATTTGTCTATTTTAAATGATGTAAAAATTTTACTCGTAGATGAGTGCCATATTTTAAGAAGAGGAAATCAAATCAATAAAGTTTTAAATTTTATTAAAAGCCCGTTTAAATTTGGATTTACAGGAACTTTACCTCCTTCAGAAATAGATCAATGGAATATTATAGGTAAACTTGGACCTATAACATATGAACAAAAAACAGACACTTTAAAAAAGCAAACATATGTTTCCAATTTTAGAATAGTTATTTTAAACATTAAACATGAAAATAAACCCCGAATAGTTAGCAACCCATTAGCACCAACAGAAGGTTATAATACAGAATTGGAATTTTTGATAAATAATGACAGAAGAAATCAAATTATATGCAAATTAGCTCATAAGTTACAACAAAACACCCTTATTATGGCTGATCGCATTAATCATGGAGAAATTTTATTAAATGAATTAAACCGAATAACAAATAAACCCGTTTATTTTATAAGAGGAGCAACTGAAGTAGAAGATAGAGAAAAAATACGCAATTTAATGGATAAAAGAGATGATGTAATTGTCATAGCAATATCTAAAATTTTTAGTACAGGTATTAATATACCTAATTTACACAATATAATTTTTGCGTCTGCAGGTAAAGCTAAAATTAAAATTATGCAATCTATAGGAAGAGCTTTAAGATTACATCCTACAAAAAAGATGGCATCTATATTCGACATTGCAGATAATACAAAGTATGGTATAATTCATTTAAAGGAACGGAAAAAATTATATCAAATAGAAAATTATGAGTACAGCGAAAAAGAATTATCATAAAAAGAAAAGTGTCTTAAAAAGAATATCAAAAATAGAATCCGGTTTAATGGATGAAGATGATGATCTTTTTGAAGAAGAGTATGAAGAAGAATTTATAACAGAGGAAGAGGAACTTTTAGTAGAAGAAGATGAAACAGAAGAAGAGGAAGAGGAAGAAGTAGTAGTAGAGATTCCAGTTTCAGAAATTAAAAAAAGAGGTAAAAAACCGGTAGATAAAGAAAAGTTTTATGTAGACCCAAAACAGTTTGATGAACAAATAGTAGTTTATTATAAAACCGGAAAAATGTCTGATGAGTTAGCTTTAATGGTTAGTAAAATCGCCCATAAATTAAGTTATGCTCCCAATTTCATCAATTATACTTTTCGAGAAGAAATGGTGGGAGACGGTATTATAAGAATGTTTAAAGCTTTAATGTCAAAAAAATATGATAGAGAAAAGGGAACAAATCCTTTTTCATATTTTACTAGAATAGCCTTTAACGCTTTTCGTAACAGAATTAAAAAAGAAAAGCATATGAGAGACACTCATGAAAAATATCAAAATGAATTGATGCTCTTTTCAGAAAACTATAATACTTTAGTACGTAATAATCAGGCAAAAATATTAAAAGATAGAATGAATAAACAGTAATGGTAGATTTTAAACATAATCTAATAGGAGTTTTTTCAGATATACATATAGGATTAGGCCAAGACAGCACAGTTTGGCATGAATGTGTGATTGAATTTGCGCAGTGGGTTAAGTCTCTATATAAATCAAAAAATATAAAGGACATAGTTATTCCTGGAGATATATTTCACAATAGAAGTGAAATATCTGTTAACACATTAAGTGTAGCAAAAACTTTTTTTGAAATTCTTTCAGAATTTAACATTTACATTTTAGTAGGTAATCATGACTGTTATTA